AATATAATTACAGCCGAACAACGTATGGCTGAGAAAAAAGGTCATAAGATTGTTGTGTGTGGTCAGAGTGGAGTGGGTAAAACCACTCTTGCTCGGACTTTAGATGCAGATACTACATTGTTCATGGACTTAGAGGCAGGTGATGCGGCTATCGAAGGGTGGCCCATAGACGTTATCCGCCCTAAGACATGGGCTGAATGTCGTGACTTTGCATGTTTTTTAGGTGGTGGCAATCCATCTTTGACTGACGATCAATCTTATAGCCAAGTGCATTATGATTATGTAGTGCAACAATATGGTGATCCCTCTGAAATGATGAAGAAATATGATACTATATTTATTGACAGTATTACTGTTGCTGGTAGATTATGTTTTCAGCATTGCATGGGTCAACCCGAAAATAGAACTAGAAACGGTACAATAGACACTCGTGCTGTTTATGGTATGCAAGGTCGTGAGATGATGTCATGGCTGACGCATTTACAACATATTCGTGAAAAGAATGTTATTTTTGTTGGTATTCTTGACGAAAAAGTTGACGATTATGGTCGCAAGCTATTTGAACTACAAATAGAAGGCGCAAAGACAGGTCGTGAACTGCCAGGTATTGTTGATGAAGTTATAACAATGGCAGTTATGACAGGTGACGAAACAACAGGCACATACCGTGCTTTTGTATGTCAGACTTTAAATGAGTGGGGTTATCCAGCAAAAGATAGATCGGGCAAACTCGATGTATTGGAAGAGCCACATTTAGGTAAACTTCTGACTAAAATGAGTGGCGGACAAAAGCAATCAGAAAGAGAGCTTACATTTGTTGATCCAGCCAAACAACCAACGTCTAGCAACGAAGGAGTAACTAATAATGCTTGACTTAAATAATATAACCCCTGATGAGGGTAATGACTTTTCTTTAATTCCACATGGAACTATTGCTCGTGCAATACTTTATATCAAACCACAGTTGGATGGTGTAAGGATTCCCGATTTAGCACAAGATGCTATATTTAGGCAATCAGCACATTCTTCAGCTAAATGGATTGAATGTGAATTTACCATTGTAGGTGGTGAGTTTGACAAACGTAAAGTTTGGCATAATATATTCTTTGATGGCGATAAGAAAAATCAAAATGGTGTTTCCGTATCAAAGGAAATAGGTCTTAGAACTCTTAGAGGTATTATTGATAGTGCCAAAGGGTTAAGTCCAAATGATGTTTCACCCGAAGCTAATGCTCTTAGACAAATACCAAGCCTTGAGGCAATTAATGGCATGGAGATTTGTATGAAGATTGCAGTTGAGAAAGGCACTAACGGTTACGATGACAAGAATAAAATGCTTGCACCTGTAACTTTAAATCAAGATGGTTATATAGGTAGCGGTAATACGTCAGCACCTATGCAACCGACTGTGCAAGCTCAACCACAAGTGCAACAGCCTCAAAATGGTGTAACTCCATCTTGGGCAAATAAATAGGTTTCTGCGAATCTAGCGGCAAGACTGACCTTCGTCTGCTAGAACTCGTTTGGGTAGCACGAGTGCCGTAAAGCTACCCTTTCATCATCTAGCAATGAGGGAATTATGATACTTAGACCGTACCAACAAGTAGCCGTAGATGATGCGTCTATCGCTCTTGATAAACACAAAAACACTATCGTTGTTGCTCCAACAGGAGCGGGTAAAACTATTATGTTGTCTGCATTAGTAGGCAAGAAATATAAAAAAGGCGATAGAGTATTAGTCATACAGCACAGAGATGAGCTTGTACGACAGAATGCACAGAAATTTTCCCGTGTTAATCCAAATATATCCACAAGTATAGTTGACGGATCAGAGAAAGATTGGTCTGGCGAAGCCATATTTAGTATGGTGCAGACGCTTTCAAGACCGAACAATTTGGATAACATGAAGCCTGTTGACATGGTTGTGATTGATGAAAGTCACCATGCAATAGCAGATACATATCAAAGAATTATTAACAGGGTCAAAGAAGCGAACAATTCTGTAGAGATAGTTGGCTTTACAGCGACTCCTAATCGTGGAGACAAAAAAGGTTTAAAGACTGTATTCAATAATTGTTCGCATCAAATTGAGATAGGAACACTTATTCGTGAGGGTTTTCTTGTACCGCCTAAAACATTTGTTATTGATGTAGGTGTTACAGATGATTTGCAAAATGTTCGCAGAACTGTGTCAGACTTTGACATGGGCGAAGTTGAACGAATTATGAACAAGAGAGCCATTAATGAGAAGATTGTAGATGAATGGAAAGACAAAGCGGGAGACAGAAAGACAGTTGTTTTTTGTTCTACAGTTGTTCATGCACAAGATGTATGTGATGAGTATCGTAGATCAAATGTTAGAGCCGAATTAGTTACTGGAGAAACTCCGTCAGAAGAACGTAAACAGATACTACATGATTTGGAACATGGAGATATACAAGTTGTTGTCAATGTCGCTGTGCTTACAGAGGGCTTTGATGCTCCACCTGTTAGTTGTATTGTTTTAACAAGACCATGTTCATACAAATCTACAATGGTACAGATGATTGGTCGTGGACTCCGAACAATAGATCCAGAAGAACATCCAGACATCATTAAAAAGGATTGTGTGGTTTTGGACTTTGGAACAAGTGTGCTTACACATGGATCATTAGATGAAGGCGTAAATCTTGAAGGAGCTGAAGCTCAAAGAGCTGGAGAAGCACCTGTTAAAGTATGTCCAGATTGTCAATCAGAAGTGCCATTGTCCTCTCGTGAATGTCCTATTTGTGGGCATGAGTTTGGAGCAGAAGGCAAGGAAGCATTAGAAGACTTTGTAATGACTGAAGTTGATCTCATGGACAGATCACCGTTTAGATGGATTGACTTGTTTAATAATGGAGTTTGTATGAGTGCGAGTGGTTTTAATGGTTTTGGTATGGTAGCACACTTAGATGACATATCTGTAGCCATTGTAAAGCGTACTGGAGGCAAGTTAAGGGTAGTTAGTGTTGGAACTAAGGAACAAGCCATAGCATCTGCTGATGACTTTCTAAGGAAGATTGAAGACAGTGATGCTGCTAAGAAAGGTAAAAGATGGTTAAATGAAGCTGTAACGCCAAAGCAATCGGAAATGTTGAGACGTTACGGTGTCGATGTTAAGCCAATAGATTTTAGTTGGAATAAATATAAAGCGGCTTGCTGGTTGAATTATGTTTGGAATAAAGATCAAATAGATAAAAGAATTATAATCATAGGAGAAAAAAATGCACCGAAGTGAAGCACTAAAAAAAGTAGATTTAATTATAAACGGACCTAGAGCTAAAACTCATGGCGATGCTACAGAAACTCATACATACATAGCTGAAATATGGAACATATTGTTAAGAAAAAAATTAAAAGAGCCTCTTGATATACATGATGTCTATAGAGCAATGATAGGCATTAAACAAATTAGAAACAGTCAGAATCCAAAGGTAGAGGATAATATGATTGATGTTATCGGGTATGCAGCACTAGCTATAGAGGCAAAAGATGGCAAGCATCAGAGTTGATTACACTTTATTTTTTGAGCATCCTGTAAGTAAAAAGGAAGGCAAGATGTTCGTTCCTATAGATCTTGATTGTGGTAAAGAAGAGCTTATGGAGTATATAAATAATGCCATTATGGATACTTGTAGCGAACTTGATAACATAGTCAGTGGTAAGGCAGTTGTTTATTATTTTGGAGCTACATTTGATTTACATTTTTACATTCAGGAGGATGATGAATGTCAGATAACCATCCATTAAAGAGGTTTGCTCGGATTTGTTCGGAAATAGGTTGGGATAAAAAATTGTGCGATTTGTCAGAAGACGAAGTTGTTGGTATAATATCTAACATACAATTATCGTCTAATGTAGACGAGTTTTACAACGGAGAATATATTGCTCGTATCCACTTTCAATACTCAGATAAATCATGGTCGGGAGGTGGCGATGCTCCCTTCTAAAGAAATAACACAATTAATATCAGATGCTATAGATCAAAGCATAGTCGATCAAAATAATAAAAGAACTAAACGAACTTACTTAGGTGGTTCATCTCTTGGCGAATCATGTTCCAGAAAAATACAGTATAGATACATGGGTTATGAGGCTGATGATGGTCGTGACTTCAGTGCAAATACTTTGAGAATCTTTCAGTTTGGACATGAAATAGAAGATTCTGTTGCACAATGGTTAAAAAATGCTAACTTTGATTTGCGTACAGAAGACAAAAAAGGCGAACAATTTGGTTTTTCTATCGCAGATGGGGAAATTAAAGGTCATATAGATGGTGTAATATGTGGAGGTCCTGTGGACATGGGGTATCCGTGTTTGTGGGAGAATAAGTCAGCCAATGATAAGAAGTTTAGAGAATTTATGATGAAAGGCGTAGCTAGAACTAATCCAGTTTACGCAGCTCAGATAGCTTTGTATCAGGCATACATGAACTTAACAGAGCATCCATGTTTATTTACAGTATTAAATAAGAACACAAGTCAGATATATTATGAACTTGTTCCCTTTGATAAAGTATTGGCGCAAGAGATTAGTGATAAGGCTGTGAATATTTTAGAAGCAACAAAAGCAAACGAAATTTTACCTAGAGTAGCATTCTCAAGAGACTTCTTTGACTGCAAATGGTGTGAGTTTCAAGATAGATGTTGGAGTTAAAATAGGCGACATGAAAGGTAGAGAAACAAACAAATGTCGCCTATAACTTCAGCCAACGAAGTAAGGATATAATAATGACTATAATAAGACTTGGCAATAAAAATCGTGAGATGAACTCACATGAATTAGTAGAACTAATTAGTCAAAAAGTACCACCAGAAGTGCAGATAAGTGAGCTTAGAAACACATATCCAAACGGAGTTATTCGTGGGGATCAATTCTCTATTGGTTCATTATCGGGAGAACCTGGTCAATCATTAAAAATAGATATAAATCCTAGATCACCATACTTTATGAAAGGTCAGGACTTTAACGGTGCGTCAGGTATTGGTGGTATCGTAAAGATATTGATGGAAGGTCGTGGCATGAGATTACCTGAAATCAAAGAATTGTTCGGAAACTATCTGGACGATTCTCCAAGTTTTGTAAGGGATCAGGAAGCTCCTCCGCCAATTATTAATCCATCTTTGCGTCAACAGATAACAATGAACACTCCATTTGACTCCGAACATTTGTATCTAAATGCAGATGGAGAAATACTTTGTATAGTCAGACGATATAATATGAGAGATGGTGCGGGTAATCCCGTCATGGATGATCACGGTAAACCTAAGAAAGAGTTTCGTCAGTTTACTGGTAATAATCCATATCCTAAGATGCCTGATGTAAGACCGTTATATAATATACCGAACATTTCTGCTTCAGATAAAGTTATATGGGTAGAAGGCGAGAAGTGTGCTGATGCTCTTAATGAACTAGGTTTTACAGCTACATGTACTATGGGCGGAGCGGGTATGTTATCTCGTAAGTCAGCCAGTCAATTTGATTTCTCACCGTTGCATGGCAAAGAGTTAACAATTTGGCCCGACAACGATACAGCGGGTAAAAAGGTCGCTGAGTTAATACAAGATTTAGCTATGAATGCGGGTGCTAGGTCAGTTACGATGTTAACTCCGCCAGCGGGTAAGCCTGAAAGATGGGATGCAGCGGATGCAATTGCAGAAAACTTTGATATTGGTAACTTTCTTAATACAAAGATAAAGCATGTAAAGAAAACAATTAACTTACTGGATGAAAGTTTATTAATTAAAAGGTTTCAGGGTCAAGCTCCTGAACAAAAGTTTTTAATCGGAGACACATTACCATTAGGTGTACCAATCATATTTTCAGCCGCTGGAGATGCGGGTAAAGGTATGATGACACTAGACTTAGCAATGAAGGTGTCTAGTGGTCAGCCCATGACAAGTGCTTTCGGGGATAATATTACAGAGTTTGGTAACACAATTATCTTTACAGCAGAGGATGATGAAGGTGAAATGCACAGGAGAATTGAGCGTTTAGACCCGAACAATTCTCGTTTTGACTATGAACATGAGATCAGGATTGTATCTCTTCCTAATGTTGGTGGTGTATTTCCAATACTTCAGGAAACTAGTGACGGATACAAGACCAGCATTGAATTTGAGAAGATATACGAACAAATCTTACAAATGAATAATTTAAAATTAATCGTGTTTGATCCATTAGCATCATTTGTTCATGCAGACGTAAATTCTGATCCAGCAGCAGGAGCTGCACTAACTGGTTTACTAGCACAAGTGGCTACAGAAACTGGAGCTTCTGTAATGATGTGTCACCATATGACAAAAATCAAAGATGATGTGGCAGTTGCATCTCCCGAACAAGCAAGGAATATGATTAGAGGTACTTCAGCACTAGTTGATGGTGTTCGTTGTGCGTTTGCTATATGGCAAGTGGATGAGGCTACTGGTCGTAGGCGTTGTCAGGATTTAGGTATTGAATACCAAAGAAACAGATGCTTTGATGGTGCAGTTGTTAAGTCAAATGGTCCTGCAAGGCGTGACATAAGGCATTTTGTTCGGGATATGTATTCTGGACTACTGGAAGACAAATCGGAAGACATATCAAGACTGCATTCTGGAAGTAATCGGGAGATAAAGAAAGATGCTTTATTTGCTTGGATTGCCACATGTGAGCGGGAAGGTAGAGCGTTAACACAGCAATCGGGAGCTGATGCCATTTTGCAACGTATGAGTGCAGATCCAGACGCACCAAGAACTTTGGATAACTGCACACAAAGAATGGTTGATGGAATTGTTCGGGAATTACTGGCAGAAGGCAGGATCGGGAAGTATTCATTTAGTAGGTCAGGTGGTCGTAAGTGGCTTGGAACTACAGATGGTGACATGAGCAGAGGAGAATATGAAGCATCAACAGCAACGGAGAATGTATAATGTTATTGGCAGACGGTTTTGAAGGAGCGTTTATCGGAGTGGCTACAAGATGTGGACAACCAACATTAGCTGTTTACAGCGCACATAAATGTATTAAAATATTAGTAGAAAGAGATGGCATGACGCATGAAGAAGCATTGGAATACTTTAATTTTAATGTTGTTGGTGGATGGGTCGGTGAAGAAACGCCTTTATTTCTTGAGTCTATGTCATTGATTGAAGCGTGTAACTTAGATGGGGAGGCTAATGACAATGAGCGAACAGAGTAGAAGAAGAACTTGGCAACCAGTTGTGCAGACGAAAGAAAGACCGAATAATTGTTCGGTTTGTGGCAGGTCT